CTTCACCGTTCCATTCCAAGGTGGCTTCGACGGATTAAATCCAGCACGTGAAATTGCAATGGGTGGTTCAATTGTAAGTACCAACTCACAAGGATTTGACCTCTCAACAGCAACCTCAGATGGTTCAAAGGCATATAAGAGAGGATTAACTGCAATCAGTAATCCAGATAACATTGACTTCAACCTCCTTGTAATTCCAGGCGTAATTCAACGTCTCCATAGTTACATTGCACAAGAAGCAATTGACCTCTGCGAAACTCGTGGTGATGCATTCTACCTCATGGACATCGGTGCATTGAATGACTCTGTATCAACCGTAACAGGCCAAGCAGAAGCATTAGACACCAACTACGCAGCAGCATACTTCCCATGGGTACGTGTCCTAGACACCAACACAAACAAGTTAATGTGGGCACCACCATCAACCGTGCTTCCAGAAGTATATGCATACAACGATAACGTTGGTGCAGAATGGTTCGCACCAGCAGGATTGAACCGTGGTGGAATTCCAGGCGCAGTCGGTGTCAAGACCCGTCTAAGTCAAGCATTACGTGATGAATTGTACGAATCAAAGGTCAACCCAATCGCACAATTCCCAAGTCAAGGTATCTGCGTATGGGGTCAAAAGACACTCCAAACACGCTCTTCAGCACTTGACCGTGTAAATGTTCGCCGCCTTCTTATCACAGTTAAGAAGTTCATCGCAAGTTCAGCACGTTACTTGGTCTTCGAACAAAACACCGAAGCAACCCGTAACCGCTTCTTGAACATCGTCAACCCATACCTTGCAGGTATCCAACAACGTTCTGGGTTGACAAGCTTCCGTGTGGTTATGGATGAAACCAATAATACACCAGATATTATTGACCGCAACATCTTGGCTGGGGCAATCTATCTCCAACCAACCCGTACCGCAGAATTCATCAAGTTGGACTTCAACATTCTCCCAACTGGTGCAACCTTCGATACAATCTAATCAGTTTTTTCAATAACCACTATTTATTTAAAGTACCAATCTATATCTGGAGAGCCCCATGGCAAATTTGGTCAGTGAACAAGAACTATTCTTTACCGCATTTGAACCTAAAGTACAAAATCGGTATATCATGAATATTGATGGTATCCCATCATACCTTATCAAGAAGATTGAACGTCCAAAGTTGAAGCAAGAAGTCAAGAAACTTGACCACATCAATCTTCAACGTTATATAAAGGGAAAGACCGTATGGGAAGAACTTTCTCTTGACCTATATGACCCAATTGTTCCATCTGGCGCACAAGCAGTCATGGAATGGGTTCGCCTTCATCACGAATCAGTCACTGGTCGTGACGGATATGCAGAATTCTACAAGAAGGGCAGAATTCTACAAGAAGGACATTATCATTAATGTTCTTGGTCCAGTAGGCGACAAGGTTGAAGAATGGATTCTTAAGGGTGCACAAATTACCAGTGTTGAATTTGGTGAAATGTCTTGGGAAAAGGATGAACCAGCAAGTATCGCACTTAAGATTCAACCAGACTTCTGCATCCTCAACTACTAATTGTAGTACAGTAAAAATACAAAAACCTCACGGTCAAACGTGGGGTTTTTTGTTATATACCAATAGTTTCTGATACTTATAGTAAGGTATATTTTCCGAGAGAAACTATGGCAGAAATTACTGAATTCAATATTGGACAAGGGGAAACCTTCAAGGTATTAGCTACTTTAGAAAACGCTGATACGGGTGGGTATTTAGATACTACCAATTATACATTTAGTGGTCAAGTTAGAGAAAACTTCACCACAGATGAAGTAGCGGCCACTATTAATGTCACAAAGATTTCCCCAACGGTATCGGGTAGTATTACTATCGAACTAACTCCAACACAAACACTTTCACTCACACAAAGAAAATACGTATACGACATTAATATGACCAGCGGTTCTATTACTCGTCGTATTATGGAAGGATATTTTGTAGTTCGTCCTACTGCTACGAGATAATTAATGACGATTTCGGGATTCCCCAATATACGGGTTATCATTCGGGAAGCTGAAGATGAAAATCTTACGTTAGATGTACCGAATATAAACGTAATAGTTGAAAAGGATGCAGACTATAATGTTAATGTAACCCCTGCGGCAGTAGTACCAATGCGCACAGGGTCGTATCAACGTTTTGCTGATGTTGCATTATTAGCATACACAGCATCATATGTCAGCGCGTCTGGAGTTGCCATATCTTCATCATATGCGTTAACTGCATCGTATGCAGAAACGACACCAGAGGTATTCCCATATAGTGGTTCTGCAGTTATCACAGGGTCACTTATTGTTTCACAAAGCGGTATTAAAGTAACAGGAAGTATCAATATAACTGATAATCTAACAGTTGAAGGAATTATCAGTGCAGAAAGATTATTAGTATCATCATCTGTTATTTACGAATCTGGGTCAACTAAGTTTGGTGATTCACCAGAAGACACACACGAATTTACAGGTTCACTTCTTGTACAAGGACCGATTAGCGCATCAAGTATTACTGGGTCACTATATTTTGAAACAGTAACACAAGATAGCCAATTTCAAATTCCGTTTATCAGTCAGTCTAAACTATCAATAGACATTGGAACACACCTAACATTTAATCCAGTTACTCATGATTTAAAAATTAGTGGTGGTCTTGATGATTTTGCTGGAATAACGTTACTTAGTCCAAGAGGAATCAGCATTACCTCTGGGGCAAATGTTGGGTTTATTGCAACCAATCATTTTGGAGCATATACTAGACACGATGGTAAAGTAATAGGTATTGCGGCAAATGCATCCTCATCAAATCCACGTATAGCAAATATTAACAATCCAGTTATCTTTATAACCAGTGGAAGTTTACTTACTACTGCATACGCTCCAATAGAGTTCCAAGGGTCAGGAAGTTATACTGATGGTCGGGTAACCATTAATACACCACTTGTTGCGAAGCAAGGAATACTAGTTACAGGTTCAGTAGTTGCACCAAATGGATTTACTGGTTCATTATATGGTACAGCAAGCGTAGTTGATGGCGGATTATACTAACAGGTGTGAGAAATGAATTCTAAGATTTTAATTAAACGCAGTCTAGTTTCTGGAAGTATACCAACAACGGCATCTCTTGATGTCGGAGAATTAGCGCTAAATGTATCTGATGTAAAGTTGTATACTAGAAGTGGGTCTGCTATCGTTCCATTAAATAAAACAGACGAAGAAATTTTATTAGTAATTAGTGAAAGTGACATTACTCCTAAGTCTGTAGAAACCAGTGAATTTAGACTTGATGCTGGAACGGTATCTATGATATTTACGGGGTCAATTAATACGGGAATTTTTGGAACAACGGAATATATTCAACCATATATCTCCACCACCCAATACTCAGGAATGACCGTAGAATACCTCGCCCAACGCCCCAATGCCTGTCGTATGGGCATTATAATGGCATCTTGGCTAGATACTGCCAGTATTGTATTTACTGACATTTCTACCACTGATATTGGGGATACAAGTGACATTTCGTTCAGATTCTTAAGTAGTTCAAATGAATTACGGTTACGGGTTAACAGCGAAGGAACCGGTACTGGTGCCTGGACTGTACAAAGTCTATTTAAATTGTTTCCAAATTTGAATCCTTAATAAAGTATTTAATATTTATATACTGATAACCCCGTTGGGAGAACCGTATGGCGAATGAATTTATTGCACGTAAGGGCCTGATAGTCCTTGCAAATGGTGCAAAGGTCACAGGCTCACTAGGAGTCCAAGGTGACATCAACGCGACTGGCTATAATGTCACCGCGTCAAATCTATCATTACTTGGTAGCGCAAGTATTGCAGGAGATATTACCATCGGTGGTAACCTGACGGTAGGTAACGCAGATGTTGATGTAGTAAAGTTTCTAGCAGAAGTTAGTTCATCTATTGTTCCTGATATTAACAATGCTTTCGACCTCGGTTCTGGGTCTAAGTATTGGAAAGATTTATATGTAAGTGGTACCGCATATATCGGCACTGTTCAAGCAACTACTATTAATCTTGATAGCATTACAGTTCTTAACAACTTAAATGTAGACGGTGATACTACATTAGGAAATGCATCAACAGATACAGTAAAAATTACAGGTAGTCTTGATGTATTAGGACCAATCAAAGCCACATCAGTAAGTGGCTCATTCTCTGGTAGTGGTGCACAAATCACCAACATACCGAATAGCGGACTTGT